GCGTCCTAAATTATTACGATCCGCAAAATCAACAGCATCTTTTTGCAGGTTGCTGGTGTTGACAATAGTCGCATTCTGAATGCCTTTGGCAGTATTCACTGTCTCTCGTTGAATATCTCCGGTGGTTCCAGTAATCGCTTTCTGAATTGCACCACCATCTTTGGAAGGATCATATCTAGAACCTAATAGATTTTGATTTAGATTCTGGGCAACTTCTGCACCTGCGGCTGCTCCTGCATATGCACCGTAAGGGTTGCCACCTGTTATTAAAAAACCTTCTGCTGCTCCAATCGTTGTACCTGCTACGACAATTGCTCCTTTGACAAAAGGAGAAAAGTCTTGGTCTGTATTTAATTTTAACTGGTCGTAATTAATTGTTCCTAAGTCTACATTTCTTAAAGGTGTGTTAGAAATGTTTGTCTTAAATGCTTTCTCAGTACGTTTCCATTGTTCAGAAAACCAACTCATAAATATCCTTTATCTTGCGGCTCCAGCACGTTTGGAACCTCTAGTTAGTATTGATTGCCGTTGACCTACTCTTGTAGCGGATTTACGTGGATCTAAATCAATTTGGACACTTCTTTCCAAATCAGTAATCCTAGAACTAAGACCACTCAATGCATCAACTGATGTTTGATAATCTGTTTTAAGCTGATCTAGTGTAGGTTGCATTCCTTCATATACGGTTTTTAGCCGATTAAATTCTGTTGCTGTTGATTCATATCTTGTTTTCTGTGCGCTGATTCGACTAGTCACATAGTTCGTGTCATTGGCTACTTGCTCATACGATTGCTTGGCAGGATTGTACGTGTTGCTAATGTACTGATTGTACGTGTTCTGTGCAGGTTGTACGTTTTGATTGTAATAATTGGTAGTTGCTTCTCGTTGAGCATTTAAGGTAGACACGTAATCTTGTACGGCTTTTGCTTCTGAAGTAGTTGCGGCTGTTGCGATTGGTCTGGCAAAGTCTTCTAAAGAAGTTGCTGTAAAATCTTGATAAGCTTTTCTTTCTTTTTCTGTTCTAGAAGAAACATAGTCTGCTTGAGATACTGATACAAAATCCTTCAATGAGTTTTCTGCAATGTCTTTTTGAGAAATTAATGCTTCTACTGATGTGTAAGCTTCCGTTGCTGCTGCTCTTCTGCTTTCACCTGTCTTTTTAAAAGAATCAATTAGTCCTGTTTTTGGAGTCAACCAACTATCTAACGTTTTTTTCTCAACCTCCAACCACTTATCATTGACATAAGACGGGATTCCGTAAATGTCTCGATTGCCTTCTTGAATCGTTTTTAAATAAAAATTATATTTTTTTACCCTGTCTTGTACTTGATATTGAAACGAAACATCAAAAGAAGAAGGTGCTTGCTTGATATTGTATTTTGAACCAGCAATTGTGTATTCAAACAGATTGCCCCCTAAAAACTTGGCAGAATCGTATCTCTGTACTACTTCTTTCATTGGGTTGTACACTGTGTTGCCTATGCCCTGCTGGTTTACATAAAACAAATCTGATGCATATGTTTTGTTATAATCTGTTAAAGCTTTATTTGCTTTGTCATATGAAGCATTATAAGCTTTTGTCATTGTATTTCTTGTAGTTGTATATTCTTTTCCTATGTTGGTTTGAGCAACAGTTAAATTACTCAGTAATTGATTGGCTTGTTGCGTGTACTGCTTTTCTGCTCCCTTAATCGCATTGCTGTATGCTGTGTTGTAGGCTGTTGTTCTTCTAGCATACTCTCCTTCATACGGATCTAGATTTGTTTTTTTGTAATTCGCATAGTTGGTGTTGGCTTGAGTAACTACTCCCTGCAGTCTCTGCGCTTCTCCCAATGCAGATTCGTACTTAGCTTTTTCCCTAGCAAACAACTGATCATATTCTCCTTTTGCTGTATCAAAGGCAGACTTGTACTGGCGATATGCTGAATCAACAACGGGCTTGTACTGGTAGGCTGCTGTATAAGCAGGTTGATACTTTTCTGTTAAAAAGGTGTTGTAAGCCTTTAGGTATCTATTGCCAGTAGTGGACTCCGTCTGGTAACGTGCTCTCTGATTCCGCAATTGTGTTAGGAGACTTGCCATACTTCCAATACTCAAATGGATTGTGTTGCGAATCCACTAGAGAACCTATGGCATGTTCTGATCGTGGTCGCCAATTATTAATCGTTGCATACCGTAAGGACTGTACGGCATATCTGGTTGCACTCATCAAATCATCATGCTTTCTAACTACTTTGCCTTCTTTTCGATGATAGACTCGAAACTCTTTAAACCATTCCTGCAAATGACTGAATACCTTTAGTCTGCCTGTTTCAAATCTTGTCATCATTGCCATCAGTCCTGCTTCTACACTGATGCCACCTTCCGGATTCTGAAAGTGACTTCCCACAAAATTTACACCAGCTTTGCGGTATTGTTCCGCTAACGATATGCCACTTCCTTTGTCATGTTGTGAACCATCATGGGGCCACACTACGGGAATCCAGTTTCCTCTCAATCGTATAGCTTCTGCGTGTTGCAGCATTCCAGAACCCGATTGACAATAAATATCATACACATACACCGTATCTGTATCCCGATCCCAACTAATCCACACGACAGCAGTTGGATGATCAAACCCGAAATCAATTCCTGCCAGTTTAGGCCAATGATCTGGTAGCGCAAAAGCATCTACGGAAAACGAATCTTCTGATAATGGAAACACTTGTCCGCTTCCAAGTACCGGAATGCCTTTTGATCTCATCTGCCGTTCATGCATTGGCAATGCAGCTAAAATCTCTTCCTTTACTTCTTCCGATAAATGCGGAGCATCATCCCAACTAGCCGTAACTAGTGCTTGTCCTTTCTTGCGCTCATTTAAAAAGTTCTGAACTACTCCCGTCACTCCACGTTCTGGTGTAAACGTTAAGTAAACAGGGCCACCCGTTTTGAGTGATGCACGTAAAGACTGTGAATAAATATCCTGCGGTGGTTCTTCATCTAACCAAATCACATCTACGGCTACTCCCATCCACGCAGCTGCACCAGAATCATAACTTTTAAACATTAAACGAGAGTTTTCTCCACTTACATGTTTGACCAACACCATCCCAATTCCATTAGGTACACCGGGATTTCGCTCTGTGTTGACAATTAAATGCTTTGGAATGGCTCCTGTTCCTAATTTTTCCGGATCTCCTGCTAACCCTAACAATTCGGTCTGAACAATATCTCTTGTGGCATAATGACTCTGTCCTGCTGCCCACGCTTGAATTGCTCTCTCAAACCTCCAACCATTCCACCAATCCGGATACAATCCTGTTAAGTGATACGAAAGTTCAGCTGCACCACAAAACGTTTTACCTGTCTTGTTTCCTGCCATCAAACAACGTTGTCTGGCTAGATCTCCGTAATCATCTCGACTTGAATGAAACGCACTCTGAAACTCATACGGACAATACAAGCTCAACTGATTGTATTTTGCCGCTTGCTCGTACTCTTTCTTTAGCTTGAGAACTTCTTCAATCTGCATTGGTTTCCAAATACAATCTTGATCCGGTTGGGCCACTCTGATGCAAGTACTTTCCTCTATACGGATTCCTACTTTCATTCGTCATCTTATAAAACACCAACTGACAAATCCGCACTCCTGCCATTAATTCAATCGAATAAAACGTTTGATTGTGTAGTTCCAACGTGATTTGCCCTTCAAATCCTGCATCAATAAATCCAGCATTCTGCACTTGTACACCTAACCTGCCTACACTGCTTCGACCAGCTACAGATGCTGCTAAATAATTCGGAATTCGTACTTTCTCCTTTGTGGTTGCCAGTACAAACTCTGATGGTTTCAAAAGATATCGATCCTTTTCTATCCTTTGGTAGTGCAGAGATTCTGTCATTCTCTGCGTGTAGTACAATGAAGAAGGCCCATACTTCTGTGGTTTCGGCCTCAAAAACACACCATCCAATGTCAGATCCACACTAGATGGGCCAATCGTTACGTCTTCTGGCAAATAACCTAACCTTACCAATTCCCATAAATCTTCATCATTCAGAATCATTTCTACCCTTAATCGGTTCTACAATTTCCCAATACTTCTGCCAGCACCGATCATATTGCTTGCAGACCCATCCATACAAGCAAGTCTCACAACTCTTGAAATCCTTACGAATGCTGGCTACTCCCTGACTCTCTACTTTTTTGTTTTTAGGCATTTGCCCATCATTCTACATTTTGTTGGTGTGGGACACGTAGCACATACTTGAAACTTCTTCTCTGCCATACCCTTACTCCATTAAATGTCAGCTAACTGTCTTAGTGTCACTGTGACAATAAGAAAAAACTAAGCGCACCTTCTGATTACATCCCAAGAATCATTATCGGTTTAGATCCACTACCCCATTGCCAATAGCGCCCACTTGCGTGGAATCAAATTATTCGGCATCAACACGATGTGCTGCTTTCACAGCAGATAGCTTTCCGTTAACGCTTATTGCTTTTAGGCTTTTGTCCATTGCCCATCTTCTATCTCCACTTTTGCACTCAACCCTAACAACTTCTCTGCTAACTCATCCCCTAACTTCTTTCTGGCTTCCAATTCAATTTCTTTCGGATCTCTACGTGTAATTTCCTGCTTAATGTCTACTTCACTTTTCGGTTTGAATCCTGCCCGATCCAATAAATCCTTTGTGGCTACGACCCGTACATGCTCGTTCTCTGCAGTAAATGCTAAATCCACCATATTCTGCAGTGCATCTACGGCTACCTTCCCTAAATTCGCACGTACCTGCTTCT